TACTCCTGAATTTTTCACTCGTTGTTTCCAAGTTCTTAATGCAAATCCTAAATCTTGATTTACTACGCTAACTGCTTGTGAATTTCCTGGCACAATGCTTTGATGTTGTTTTTGTTTTTTATTCATATATAACTATTAAATTTTTCCTTGTGGTTTTGCTCGACGAACATTAAATCTAAAATGTTTTAATTCAGGTTTTTGTGCTAAATACCCTTGAAGCTTTTGTGATTCTAATGCAGGATCTTGTCCTAATCTAAAATAAAAATATCCAATTTTACCTGATGGTGAAATAGTTTTTTTAATTACGGTAAATCCTTTGCGTTCAGACCATTCTTGAATTTCTTGTGCGGTTTGTTGTGCAATTGCTGGATCGCGAAGTACATATTCTACTCCGCCTTGATAATCAGTTAAGTTATTAACTAATTGTGCTTCATCTAATTCCGATTCGCCAATTGTTTTCTTTAGTTCTTGATATGCTGCGTTTAATTCTCCAACAGCAGCTGCTGCATCTCGAGTTTGTTTCGGGTCAATTGGATTAGTAGGTCCAGATTGTTCTCGCAATCCAAAAAATTCTCGATACATTTTTTTTATTTTGCTCATCATGCACCTATATTATAATAATTTTTTTTTCGTTATCCAAATTAATTTACATCAAAATAACTGTCTAATCCTTTGCCGATATTTTCATATGCCATGTTTAAACGTTCTTGCAATTGCGCCATTTCTTTTGCAGTATCTTCAAACATTCTGTAATCTTCTTCTAGACGTTTAAAATTTTTCTTGTGCGCTATTTCATTAAACCAATCAGCATCTTCCGTAACAACACGCTGTGCCATTTCTACAATATTGCGTACTCGTTCTGTTAGTTCATGAAGATTTGTTTTTCCGTAAACTGATTCACCCATAGCAGAAAAATTAGCAACAGCTTCTTTAAATGCTTGTTTTTCTTCTTTTGATACTGGTCGTTGATGATCTCCGTTGATGGTTTCGATCAAATACTTAAGTGTAAAACGTGTCATTATATTATCCTACATTTGCCATCTTCACACAATATTGATGTGATGATATTGTTTGTTTTTACGTATTTATTTGTTTGTGTATTTTTATTTATGGATTCATTCATTGATGTTGGTCGCATAAACGCCCCATGGGTTGATGGATTAGAAACAAAATCCCAACATATTAATTCAAAATCTTCTTGAACTTCTACTATGCCTTTATTTTGTAATTCTTTTACTGAACCCAATCCTCTTGATGAAATTCCTAAAGTAATACCTGCTTTAAAAAGTTCCTTAAGAATTTTACCAGATGGGGTATCTAGAATTTGTACTACACCGTGCAAATCATCACCCTTCCACCATATTTTTAAAACATTGTGAGAAACATTGTTTAGGTTTACAACTGACGATTCTGGATGATCTAATTCACCTAATGCTCTATGTTGATCAATATATTCCATTTGATAACGTTGACATTCTCGTTCTAGAATAGTTTTTGGATATACGCGACCATTTTGATTTTTAGCTCCTGCTCGTTGCAAAACACCTTGTACAACAAAACCACCAGGTATTCCATATGCAGCACCGCTTGATTCGGTTAATGTACCTACGGGTTTAAATGGCATATATTCTACAATTAGTTGTTTTGACATTTCTATTCTCCTAAGGCTCTTACGCGTTCTGATATTTTAATTAATCTTTCTGATATTTTTGTTAATGCCGAATCTACTGCATTACCATAACCATTACGTGCAACACCTGATTCTGTTTTTAATCTAGATGCATAATTTATTGTTTGTTCAATTTCTTGAAGTTTTTTTGCTACTTCTTTAATTGTATGTTTTATTTTTTGTTCTGGCGTTGTTTTTGCGTCACCCGTTGCATACGTACGATATGATTCAATAAGTGATTCATATTTTGCATCCAGTGTTTCAGCTACAGTTGGAACTTTATTTTTTTGAGTTTTATCTTTTCTTTTAGATAATCCTGATGTATGTGTTAAATCTACAGATGGATATTTGTAATTTTTATGATGCCATTTTTTATCATCATCTGCAAAAGGAAATTTAGTAGTATATTCTTCTTCGTTGTCTTCAGGTTTTTGATATACACCTAATGACCAATTTGCTGTGTTGTTTACTGATTCTTCTACTCCGCTTGCATATCCAACACGTTTTACTGTTTTTCTAAATGCATTGGGAGTACTATATCCAGCAATTGCTCCGGTAACATTTTGTTCTTCTAATTCTTCATCAACAACATTATTATTTTCATTGTCAATTATATCGTCTATTTCTTCCAATTCAATAAATTTTGATTCAATTTCTTTTAATAATGATCTCATGCATGTACTCCTTGTAATTCATCAATTAAATCAAAATAACGTAACAATGATAAAATATGAGATTCTTTGATTATTTTTATGTTTTCAACCGTACATAACATTTCAGAAAGTTTTTTAACTTTAATTTTTGTTGCTTTATCTGTAATTAATTTAGATTGATCATTTAATTTTTGTTTGATTTCTGGTATAACAACTTTTATGTATTTTGTTAGCTCAGCTGTATCATTTACGTTAGTAATATACTTATTTAATAATCGTTTTTGCGATTCATTTAATACGGAATATTTTTCATTGAATTGGTCTACAAGCAATTTGTATGCTAATAAACGCACGTCTTTTGGTTGAGATACATATGCTTCAATCAATGGATCTTTTGTAGCAGCTTTATGTTTGTGTATCAATCCGTTTGATAATATTGCAGATTTACATTCTAATAATTGTTTAGGATTATTAGTTTCTGCATATTCAAACAACATGTAAATTGATGCCAATGTTTTATAGTTGTTGATGTGTATTTTTGCTAAATCTTCAAATATAAACTTGTTTGAAATTTCTTTAACTAAGTTATATTTTTGACGCTTTAAAACAGCTTGATTTAATTTGCGATGACTTTCACTTATCATTCGAATAAAATCCAATCCTTGTGCATCTGACTTAAATTGCTGTTCTTTTACTAATGCATTGTATAACTGCAATTCTTTTGATAATTCGGTATTTCTACCAAAATATTTTTTAATAATATCAACAGTCAGGGTTTTATTTGAAGATAATGTTTCGGATGTTAGTTTACGAATCAAGATTTCAAAAAGAATTCCGGTATTTTTATATTTTGAATGTTTTAATTTTTTCATCGCTTCCCTGTACAGTATCTCGATTTTAAATAAATATGTTTGAATTTATAAAATATTGTTTTCATCTAACATTGTTCCTGTATCTAAATTTGCTGTATCTTTTGGATTGGCCAATGATTCAGTTATTATATTAGCTGTTTTATGTGTACGTTGTTTTAAGTATTTTAAAATTTCATGTGATTCTCGTTGATATGGTTTAATTGTATCTGCAGCACGCGGATCGGGTTGAAATGTTGTTTTTTGATTTTCTGGACGAAATTGTTGATTGATTGTTTTATTGCCCAGCGGGTCCCATCCAAATTCATTTTTATGTTGACCAAATTTAATTCCTTCTTTTGGACGACCTCCTACATCTTTTTTCTCAACTTCATCTGATGACATGTGCATTGATGCTAAATCGTGTGGAGTGCCAAATGATACACCTGTGATTGCTGGATCATTTCCTTCTTGTTCAATTTGATTTTGACGGAATCGCAATTTGAGATCTTCAACGACATCTGTACGTTGTTGCAACCATTGGTCTTCCGACATATTGAATATGTATTCATAAATAAATTTATCTGATACTAATTTTGAATCTTTCATTGCTGTTGCTAACGTCATTTTTTCAGTCATTAACGCAACTTTTTGTTGATCATAAATAATTGATGGAGCTGTTAATTCTAACTCAAATCCGACTAAATCTTCTCCTTCAAATCCTTGTGTATATAAATGTACAATTGCAATTTTGTACAATTCAGAAACAAGTATTTTTTGAATACGTTCAATGGTTCTTGCAAAACGAATATCCATTGCTGCTAAATTAGTTTTGCCCTCTACTGCTTCTGCATATCCTAAAAATGCTTTAGGAATTTTTAAAGCTCCGACCATTTTGTCTTTAATATAGTTAATATCATCCATACCAGTAAATGTCATTCCTGGTAATGTATCAATCGATGTAGTAGAATTGCCACCGCGAACTGGTAAATAATAATCTTCCAACATGTTGTTAAGATTAAATTTTAAATTGTAATTACCCGTTTGTGGATCAACGTGTGGAATTTTTTTCATTTTATTGATAATTTGTTCCATGAATGAATCAACTTCATTTGGCGGAATATTACCAATATCGATCTTAAAAATACGTTTTTCTGGTGCACGCATGATACGATGTATTAACATTGCATCTTCCATCATCATTAATTTTTGAAATTCTTTACGTGCTCCTTCTAACATGGATCTACCATACGGCAAAAAGTTAGAATCTGATAACATTCGAAAATGTGCAATTTCGAAAACATCGTATGTTAAATGTTGATTTCCTACATGTTTAAATTGAATTTTATACTCACCCGTGGCTTCGTCATATTCTTCCCAACGTTCAATTTCATAACTAGAAAATGGTCTTACGTTAATAACGCCAATTTCATTTGCAATATCTAATTTTAAAAAGAAATCGCCATATTTGGTCATGTTACGAATCCATGTCCACAAATTAAATTCTATGTTTAAAATATCATAAAATAAATTATAAAGTATTTTTTGAATTCTAGTATTGCTAGTTTTAATAGTTAAAACATCTCCGAATTGATCTGCAAGTGTAGATTCATCCGAATAAATATCTAATGCAGCACTAATTATCGGATCGCGGTCCATCATTTCGTAATCTGCATAAAGTTGCATACGATTTTGATGCATATAGTAATTTGAATCATATCCCCCCATACCACCAACTCGATGCTTAT